CTCGGCCCCACGGATCGGCCCCCGATCCTACTGCTGTTACAGTAGGACCTACTTCCGACCCGTGCTACGCTCAGAATGCGTTTCGAAAATGTTGACTTAAGGCTATCAGCTTTCGCTGGTCCTTAAGTTTGACGGAGAAACCTTCTAGTGTAGAATGGATTCTTACCTCTCGATAAGAGCAGGTGTAGACACTGTCAGAAGACGATTCAATTTTCATTGATTCGCCCACCTAAGGTACGTTACCTCACGGTTAGTACCCGTCTACAACTACAGACCGGTCGGGGACCGGCCCATCCACAGAGAAATCTGAGGAGTCCCACTATTCGGTACGGAGTACCGATTCGGCGTCTCTTCAAGGCTTTCGCCTTGCGAGTTGGGTATCTTACTTCGATGCAAATCGAGTAGGTGTTCTGTTTGTTGCTAGCTTCTAGTAAGCAATTCCTTCATCCCCTCTCAAAGACGACCAGATTACGTATCTGTTCGCTTTGGGGGTCGGGAAGAGAATTGCCCTGGTGTCCTTCCTGATACTTTCTATTACGAAGGTTCAGGGTGGGCTTGATTCATCATCAAGTCGTGTTGGCGGCTTAATGCCGTCAGCCGCCAGGTCTAGAAGGCTGCTAACCTCCTAAACTTCTAATCCTGTCTGCGGCATTCCCTTTCGGGAGTGCCTGAATCCTAGAAACCAGGTCGTTGACCGGGCCATCTAAGAAAGAAGACGTTAGATAGTACTTAAAAGTTGATAACAACAGCAAACCCTGGTCTCGAGAAGCTCTTCAAGGCCGAGCTCAAGATAGTGGGGACCCGTATTCGGTATTTCTACCGATTCGGCGTCTCTTCATTGATTTCTCAATGCGATTTGATTATTCTACTTCACGATAGTGAATAGGTGATCTGTTAGACCATTTAGTCTTCAATTCCTATTTTCAGTTCTCGCTTCAGAGCCGATCTCAAGATACAGGTCCCTTAAGTCATCCTTGGTTAGAGGAGCTTAAGGAACTTCAGATTTCTCTTCACTAGAACGGGTAACAGTCGCTCTAAAGAGCCCTGAATGTCGATACCACCTCTTAATAGCCTTCCCATCCGTCGTCTTCCCTTCGGAAGAAGAACGTTTGTGAATATTCTTAGGAAATGGTAGCGCCCCTAGCTCCGTTTCGATCTCTCGAAGCGAAGTCCAGAGGCTCTCGATCCCTTCCCAGTCAAGAGAAGAAATCTCGAGTTCTTCAAGTTTGGTTCTCAAGTCCCGGTAGTTTATGGCCGTATCTAAGAAGGCTTCCCGGTAAACCGTTTCATTCAGTGAATCCACAATGGATTGCGGAGTAGATATTTCTATCCCTGGATGAATTTGGGTCTGCCGGGGGTCACTTCCCTGTATTGGGCTAGTAAGAGGTCTACCTTTCCCCATCCACGAAGACGAAACAGTTGGAATCAGAGGCGCCGTTTCCGGCACCTCCGAAACCAAAGCAAGCGGAGACTTATTAGGGTCTCTGTCTGCTATGTAAGCTCTCTCAAGAGAAGCATTATACTCCTCAAGAGTTTGAGCTCGCATCGGTCTCACCTCAATGGATGAAAGATCCGTAGTTCCCTCCGAATCACCCTCTACCGAGAAGCCAAGGTCAGGATTAGTAATCACCAATTTCTGACCAGGAGTCCTAGATACCGTTCCATAATGTTCCCTATCTCGATACACTGTTCCTAGACGTCTAGCCTCCGCGATTAACGGAAGCCACCCATCTAAGACTTCCAACGCGAGTTTTACCTCACGCTCGAAGAACGATGTTACGAGACTGGAAACCCGATCCATCGCAGTACTGTACGTCGAAGTTACCGATCTCATCGGTAGCCAAGATTTAAGTCCTGCATAGGCCGGACCACCAGGACCATAGAAGGCCAGTATGTAGTTACGCATTCTCTTTGGAATTGACATCAACCGTTTTGACGCGTTGGCCTTGGCACGGTACCCGTAACCCAGGACGGACAAAGTCTGTCCGAAGGTTAGTGAGTACTTACGCACGAGCTCAAGTAAGCCAGCAAGAGATTGCCGGCAAACTACGAACTCAGCGAACGGAGCCCCCGAAACGTTCACTCCATTACGGAATGTTCGTTTCGCGAACTCTATTGCCGTTCCAACACGGGAGACAAGGCTCTTATGAGCCCCAACTCCTACGTCAGCGTGTTTCATCAATTTAAGATACTGTTTGGCTACTGCTGAACCAGCTATGACTACGTCATCTCCCAAGATGGCGTAACCTGAGTACCACCCTTTACCGGGAGCAATCACGCCCGCTGTAACAGCGGCCCATTGAACGATCGCATGATGGACGAGTGCTAGCATTGCCCATGATGACAAAGCACCCATTGGCTGTCCGGTACTATAACGCACCTTCCCGGTCTCACTTAGGATTTGCCAAGTCTTGGCTCCTCCCAGTTTGATCCGTTTAGGCGTGTGGTAGTCCCTTCCAACCATGAGTGAAGCCCACAGTTCTGCTCCCCAACTCGTTAGAATTGGGGACAGTAGAATTTTCTGCAGAACGATAGGGATTCGATCAGTCGCCGCTGAAAGATCGAATGAGAACAAGGGAGGTTTCCGCCCGTTCGACGAACGGTTGGATTCCTGCCATGCAAACAAACGATCGATCGGTTTTAACTGATCGAATGTACCATCTTGCGGAAATGTGGCCAATAGCTTAAAGATCGCTTTATGAAGGCGATCCATCAGCCATTGTGTCCATGGGTCTACCATAGCAAACACCCGTACCTTACCTGCAGGCTCCTCCTTGAAACCTAGTCTCCCCAGCCAATTAGTTGCTTCGAATGGACATTTCGGTCCACTCGAGGATAAGGGAAGAGAATCCTCCCAAACCCACAACTCCTTGGCCCAGCTTTCAATCCGGTTCAGCACCCAAATGTTTCCAGTCATCTTACACCAGTTCGTTAGAACTTGGTACAGGGGTGAATGGAGCCAAGTGTATGCTGAAGCCAGTATGGCCGCTGGAGAGGTATTCTGTGCCCCCCCGGGCACATTACCTCCTATGATACTAGGTCCCGATTTGGAGATCAGGAATGGTTTGGCACGGAGTCCTTTCATAAACTCTAATGGTCCATCACCCTCCTCTGACCAGAGTGCGTCGGTCACACTTCCATTTACATGAAAGCGTGCCTTCACAACTGGCCAAAAGTGGTTAACCACGTATTGACTAAATAGTGGAATTAAAGATGGATTCATATTCGAATCATCGGTAATGGTACTCAGCTTCACTTTTCCTGGGAACTCAAGAATTCGGTATATGCCGAAGAGAGTCATCCAGAATCGGATTGTCCAAGTATCACCACCGCGGATTCGCGCTCTGTGAAGAGCAGGGATTATGTTGGGAAGTCCGCCATGCGTTCGACCGATCCTAGCCCCGAAGGGCGTAAGATCGTACAGGCGTTGGCCTCCTATTGATTGTTGAAGAATTGAAGCACATCCTTTCAGGTAGATTACCAGAAACTTTATGCCTCCCTTCCTCTGCAATCTCCAGAAGGTTGCAACGGTAGTGATTACCACCTTAACGACTGATAGGTTTACTCTCCGTCCCAGCAGTGCAACACATCCGAGGATGTGCGTCACCGCCGGACGCCCAAGTTTTACCTTGAGCATGGCACCGAAAGACGCATAAGAAGCTAGCAGTCGAGAATACGCACGACCAAGCGTTCGCTTGATGTTTGTGTTTATTGTCACTGTTAGTTATTCAAATGCACTCTCGGACTTCGGTTTCCCTTTCGGGGCCGCAGCCAGTCTTGGAAGACTTTGGTGAGTGAAACCAATCAGGCTTCACGTGGCTAATCCTACCAACTGTAGATTGACCCCCCCATATCATTTCTGACATGGGAATTCGGGCATCACACCGGTTACTCAACTTTCGTCAAGCACTTAAGTATGAATTCCTATCTCACTCCAGCTGGAGACCTCCACGTGACCTGCCATTGCGCAGAGATCCGGAGATACTTTCCTCCTGGGGCACGAGGTGTGAGCACATGCTTACCAGTGACTTAAGCGAATAAGTCTGAGTCATCCTCTCGCCGAAGTCTACGCAACGTCCAAATGGGCGCTTTAGGCAACTTCAAAGAATGCATAGTAATTGAACTACACACTCTCCAAAGTCGTCCCCGACGACTTTCGAAGAGAGCGGGAGTTTCCTC